TTAAATTAGGGACTGTTACGTTACCCGTGAAGGTTGAGCCTGATAACGCAGCCATACCAGAAGCACTAACGAAGGCTGATACCCACGCACTGCCATTATAATACTTCATGTTACCACTTGTAGTACTATAGTAGAGATCACCAACCGTCAGAGCGTCACCATCACCATCCGCAGTTGGATCAGAGGAGTGAGAACCTAAATACTGATCCGTGAAAAGATCTAATGATGCAGCGGCATCAGCGGCACTAGTAGCCGCAGCAGTCGCACTCGTTGCAGCATTGCCAGCTTGGGTCGTAGCTAGTGCTACCTGTGCTGTAGCTAGTGTAACTTGAGCTGCACCATTCGTGGTGGCTAAAGCTGCTTGAGTTGTAGCAGTGTCTTTATGACCTGATGCAGTAGTTGCAGAACCAGCGGCTGCTGTGGCTGAACTAGCGGCATTAGTAGCTTGAGTCGTAGCTAAAGCAACTTGGGCAGTAGCTAGTGTAACTTGAGCAGCTCCATTCGTAGTTGCAAGGGCAGCTTGGGTTGTAGCTGTGTCTTTATGCCCAGAAGCTGTTGATGCTGAAGTTGCAGCATTAGTCGCTTGAGTTGTGGCAAGAGCGACTTGGGCAGCACCGTTAGTTGTAGCCAAAGCTGCTTGGGTTGTAGCTGTGTCTTTATGCCCAGAAGCTGTCGTCGCTGAGGCTGCCGCAGCAGTGGCTGATGCAGCGGCTGCATCTTTTGAAGCCGTCGCGGCATTGTTGAGAGTATTGATCGAAGAAATTGAGGCACTGGTTGTGCCTGTGTTTGAATAGAATGAGCTGTCTGACATATTTGTTCCTCAGTTAAATTTTTAAGTGTCGTAAGTCGCGGAAGGTCGCATCACCTGAGAGATGCCAGACTGCTCCGCAGCGTTTGCTTGTTCCTGTAACTCGGTAAGGAGTGAAATGAACTTCTGCTCAAAGACAGCTGTGCGTTCATCTAAATAATAATCTGCACTATACCCAAGTGCTGCATAACAGATTAAATCTGAAGCGATCTTAGCCAGAGTACTTTCATCACTGTCCAAAGTCATCTTTTGAAACTCTCCATAGTAATCTATCTTGAGATCACCAGAGCTTGGGTATGGGTACAGCTCCAGCGTTTCACGACGTCTGACATAGTATTTTGGTATACCCTCCTCTTTACCCTCGGAGATCGTATTGAATTCGTGATGTGGTAAACTTACCAAATTACAATAACCGTGAGACACTGAGATCAATTCGAGCATATCTGACGGAACAATAACAAATGAGACTTTATTGGTTATAGCAACCGTTAAAGTCCGCTCCATTGGTGGTATTCTAAGCTGACGCTGGATGCGCTGAATACCCTGATCTAGGAAAGTATTTGCTAGAGCGTCCGTACAGTCACTTCTATTCAGAAGAGCTTTAAAATGCGCCCTCAGATCTCCATAGTTCATCTTTAATTTCCTTTAATTAAAAGCTTTCTTTTCGGTTGTCATAAAGTAATCGAGGTTCTGGTCTCGAAGTCTTTTGACAATCTCTTTTCCTGAGACTTCATAAATGTTGAACCCTTCGCGCATCCACTGATCAACCACGGCTGTTGGGATCGATGCTACACGCATAAATTCTTTCTCTCTCTGCTTGCCAGAGTCATTGCGTTCATCCTTCAGACCATCCAACCATTTCTGGTCGATATTCTGAGTGTTCTTCATTGTCAGACCATCGGCTTCATCAAGCCAGTCTGTATTCACGTCGTGCATAAACGTGTTGTCCGTCTTCTTAGTCATCTAAAATCTCCTTTGAAAATTAGGGGTGTCAGAATGCTCCCTGGGAAGGAGAGCACAAAACCAGGGAAACACTCTGACGATTTCTAGCCCCAGGTAATAAAACCCAGGGCTAAAACTTGTTTATGACAATCCAGTGATCATGCCGGAGTCAGCAAATGAGTTGTGCTTCAAGCTCATTTCTCCAGTTACAGAATGCTTATCTGCGTCACCAGTTTTCGCTAGAAGTGTTCTTGCGAAAGGTCTGAGTACACACGTTTTAAACATTGCCGGATCGATCAGGAATGCGTGAGTAGTCATTTGGTGTCTGTTTAGGACAACCTTGTACTCACCATATGGAGAACAATATCTTCACTAAAGCTCGTTAAACTTTAGCCGTAAACTAAATTACTGCTCATGCTTTCACATGAGTTGAGACTATATCATCACCGCTTGTCGCAGTGTTGTGCGCTTCCACTCACTTGAGTGTACTCCCCGAGGGGATAGTCGTTGCACCTTCCTCAATTACTTGAGGCTTGGCTCAGGATTGTCATATCCATTTCTGGACTTAGAGTTTCCCTGAGTTCACACAATTTAATGTACGCTTCTTCTCATCTAGTTAACGTACAGATCAATCGCATTGACTAAAGATTTAGTCTGAGCGAATTCTCGGTTTCTACCACTTGCAGCGGCAAAGCCAGCAACGATTTGAGCATCGGCTGGTTTAATCATGAACACAGATGGATCTGATCCATTAGTGTAACACGTCTGCCCTAGAGTGAGCAGCTTAGCCTCTGTCATTGCGTCGGTTGAATTCGAACCAGCGTCAACAGAAGTAGAGATCAACTGATCTATACTGGCCATTTCACGAGCGCTACTAGCGCTCCCTGCAGCAGCGGCATTGGCGGCTCCACAGAAGGCGTACTCAACGTCTCTTTTGACGTTCTTTAGAGTTCGACCCATTTGGTCATTTATGTTCATCTAAGTGCGTTAAACTTAGACCGCCTTATTAATTTAAGACAGCTAACGATTACTCGTTAGATCGGACTATATCACATCAGCAATTTGCTGATCGACGCGCTTCCACTCACTTGAGTGTACTTCCTTTCGGAATAGTCTCTGCACCTTCCTTGATTTCTCAAGGCTTGGCTCATGATTGTCCTCGGCATTACCCGGTGGGGTTTTCCATGAGTTCACGTCGTTTATACTGCGCTTCCATATGGATTTAATGTAATAAAATCAATGTGTTAGCCAACGCAGTCTCTTTGGCCCTGCCGTACGTTTTGACAGCATCAGAAGTTTCGGAGATTAGAAAAGTCTCAGAAATAATCTGACAAGTACCAGTTCTTTCGGTTGGATTCAAAAGCGTAATGTCGGACTGATCCGCACCCTCCACTTTTGCGTTTGCATATGTTATGTAGAGTTCTTTATCTCTACTCTCAATCTTTCAACTGAGTATCGGACTATATCTTCTCCCTTAAAATATAAGGGGTCATGCGCTCTTGGATTTTCATCACCCGGTCTGGGTTGTATAATCTAGTCTCTGAACCTTACACACATTCCTGAGTGTCTTGGCTGCTGATTGGCGTATCTGTTAAGACTTAGCTTTCCAGCAATTCACATGATTGCAACTAAACATTACTGTTTAGCGGCCCAAAACTTTAGGCAGCGGCTCTAAGCGAGTCCTCCAAATAGCTAAAAGTTCTGTTGTGAACCTTTTCACTTTTAAACATGGTGTACATTGGAGTATCTGAAGGCGTAATTGTAGTAATTACGTCAGACACATCCTCAGCTCGCCCAATTTGGTTATATGTGGAAAATAAAGCGATGATGTATTCCTTTCATCAATTTGAGTTGGGGTTAAGTTTCCCAGCGCGACAAAAGAACCTCTGCGATATCATCAAGATTACCAGCCAATTGTGAGCCCTCTTGCATCCGCTTAATTGCAGCTGCTGTCTTGGCCTGTTTCGCATCTTGCGAACTTGCTGGTGCTTTCTTCGATCTCAATACCTTCACCGGGGGCTTGGAAGCCTTTTTGGTGGCGGCTGTCTTTTTAGATTCATCGTACAGTCGGGCCTTGTTCAGAATCTTAATCACGCTTGGATCAACGTATTGATCGACCTGATCTTGCTGAAGCCCCTGATTTACCGCATAGGTTCGAATAGAATTATAGAGATCGTTCGACCAATCGGGTACATCGTTTTGCAAGGTCTTTATACATTCCTGAGCTTGCAGCTGCTGCTGTTTCGCTTGTTCCTGTTTAAAACCATCATAAAAACTGTTGGATTCTTCTTTTATAAACTTGAGATTGTCTTCGGCTACTCGAGCTTCATTCCTGAGTTGAGCAAAATCTTCGTCTGACATCTGCTTTGCAGCGACAAGCATATCCACTTTTGAATATGGCTCCCACTGTTTCTCAGCCCGTTCGAGCATCTTTTGATATTGGACAGAAGTACGTTCCAAGGCTTCATCAGCCTCTTTTCTTCTCGCACTAGTCTCTTGAGACTTTCTGGTGAGGGAAGCTTCTTGCCCATATAACCTCTTAAGATCTTTTAAAGATGCCTGTTTATTCTCACCATCGATAGTAATGTCGATCAGTGAATCGTCGGTTAATACCGGGTCTTCACTGGTTTCTTCTTCACTTTCTTCGGTTTCTTCAACAGGGTCCTCGTCAAGCTCTTCATCAGTTTCTTGGACGATTTCTTCTTCCTCATTTACATCCTGGTCGTCTGTCTCAATGACTTCTTCGGATGTTGCCTCACTAGAGTTTTCAGTTGGTTGATCTTCATCAACGACTTCCCACCTCTTTAGGATAGCATCTTCAACATCGATTTCACCCAATGCTGTTGTTACAGGTTCTAGTTCCTGGACGTTGGTATTACTCAATGGTCCACCCTTTCTTCTGTTTCGCGGTTGTCGCGTTCTATTTTAGCCATAATCTCATCCCGGACACTGACACGCTCTTTAAGAGTGCTCACCAGGTCGACCAACGCTCTGTAGTGCGCGTGGGAAGTATCTCGCTTTTCTTTCTCGGGATACTGAGAATTGACAAATGTTTGAAATGTAGCGTCAACAATGGAATTTACTGTCCTGTTGAACGCATCTGAATTGAGTAGAGCCTCGGCATCATTACCTTGCTCTACCATTGCATCGTCACTTTCGTTGCTCATCCTTATTCCTTTCTTTTTATTATTTCTTAGGCGGTCTGCCTTTTTTCGTTCCATAAGTTCCAATACCTTTTGGCATACTTATTCCTTCCTTGTTTAATTACCCGTTAGGGCTTGCAATCGCCCGTACATCATCAGTTGATTGTGCGAGGATCATCTCTGCTTTATCGATCAGTTTCTTATGAGCAAATTGAGCTTCTTTAAGATCTACGGAGTCACTTTGTAGATTGAAGCTGTTCTGAGCTTTCATTTGATCGAGCTCGAGTTTCATTTGTGCTATTTGGTTCTCGAGCATTACTTTCTGCTCGGCTACCGCTGTCTGACGTTCTTGAACTTCCATAGATTTCTGCGCTTGTGCCATCTCCAGCTCTTGCATTGGATCTGGCTGCTCTTCTGGAAGCTCTTGAGGTGCTGTTAAGTAAGACTTAACATTCTTAATCCCGGTGATCTCCATGACGTGCGACATAAGATTGTACTGGTTCTCCGGGGTGTACATTCTCGACAAGCTCGGGTCGTTCTGGAATGTTGTGTGGATGCCCAGGTACTTCTCTGCTTCTTTCTCTTGTTCGCCATATCCCAGAGCCATTTCAACAGTTACATCACGTTTGGATGCCCAGTCGGATGGTCTAATTTCTACATATTCGCCTCCAGTCATCTCTACGATCTTCTGACTGTCTTCGTTCTCGACACAAAGCTGGTAAACCTTGTGGTAGAGAGGTTTTAGAAAAGTATTAGCAAAGTTCCTAGCGATTATCTTTTGACGCTGTTGAGACATCGAGGCTAATTGCTCAACCATAGCTGCCGAGTTCTGTTTACTAATGGCGTCTTTGTTAAGACCTTGGGATAGCCTGGATACACCCGTGGTGTCCTCTTTGTCCTCGTCTAACATTTGGATTGTTTGGAAGATAAAGGGGTTCAATGGAGCTTGCTGCATAGGAGCAATGGCATCCGGGCGTGTTACGTTTACAAGACCACCCACTCGGTTATCAATGAGTTCTTTAGGGTTACTGAGGCCACCCTTCACAACAGTGTATCTTGGGTTTGTCGAAATAACTGCATGATCGAGGATTGCTCTGGTGAGAACTGTCCTGGCATTTTGTGTGCTTATGATCTTAGCTGCAAAGTTATTTCCAAAAAAGGCGTGAGGAATTGGGAGCGGAACAAATGCTACAAATGGTTTCTCGGTCACTACATCTTTCGAAAGTAGTTGGTTCCCGGCTTTAATTACACGATATAGTTCGGCAACCCCAGACCCCTCACAATCAAGTTCCAGATAAGCTTCATAGACTGTTATGTTGCGTACCTGATCTTGATATGCTGATGATCCAAATCCTCTATCCGAGCCAATATCTTCATGCCTGGATAATACTTCTGGATCAGTTTCTAAATCGACGTCATCATGCTCCCCAATTTTGTCGAGTATCTTTTCATCCCAACCTTCTTTACGAAGCTCGGATAATGTTTTGCGCGTTCTGTGAGCACAGAAAATAACGTCCTCTAAACTCTTTGCCTGGGGAGCTATTAAAAACTCCTCCGGGGCTATGTTTTCAATTATAACTTGTGAGGTGTCTTCAGTGATTGCAAAGAAGCCGCTGGTTAAGCCCAGCTCGTCAGGTTCTGAGATCTCATCAATATCGACGTTGTCTTCTGCTAAAATAATGTCCAGCTCGTCTTGAGTAAGGTCTGTGAACTCTTCAATGCGTGTCTGAGTTTGATCTTGCCAGAATACTTTAGCTATCCCAGCTCTAGCTATGAGCCCATCATGTATTGCAGTGGACATTACTGAGTATAAGTCATTCTGTCGGTTGCAGACATAATCGGTGTAGGCTGTACAAACCTCAGCCATAGCAACATCTTCCCCGGTCTGTGGGGCAAACTTTACAGTCCTGTTTCCAGCTGAGAAAGTTTCCAGAAGTGTAGCTTTTGAGCTTTCTACAGAGTCATAGACATCCTGGGAGACATACTTACTGTTTCCGTCGTGTGCCGGGAATGGCAGCGAAGCATTGTAATAATCTAGGACTTTCTTTCTCTCTCGGCTTAACTGGCTGTCGTAGTATCCTATAGATCGTCGGATATTGTCATCGACCAACGTGACGATATGTGCGTCACTCAGTTTTTTATAGTCTTTTTTAGATGCCATTTTAAATCACTTCTATATAATAATTGTCTGTGCTTTCGATTGGTGTCCAAGCTCCAGTGTGAACGTGGTTTGCTAATGCAAGCGAGATAACTGTGTCGTCGTAGCAGCCACTGTCGGCTTGCATCGCTCCGCTCTCGGTAACGATGTAAGTCATCATTTCCCTGAGAGTTGTTTTACAGTTTAACTCAATCTCTTCTTCCCTCATCGAAGCCCTTAGCTGGTCAATAATGAGAGGCTTGGTTTTAGCCGTTGTTGAAAACCCTAGTTTTATCGTTTCTCGATCTGTGAGCTTGTCCACTTGCACTTCTGTGTAGAAATTAGGGTACGCCAGGTCTTTACCCAAGCGCGTACACGTCAGTATCCCATGCGAGTTATTCTCGACGCATATAAACGCCTCGTTATAATACTCTCCCAGGGCAAAAAGAACCTGGGCAAAGTAGTCCGGGTGGACATGGCCTCGCCATATTGCGACTTGTCTTTTCTTACTGTCGAGTACTTGGGCAACCGAATAGTCACCACCAGATTTCAATCCCATAGCAACATCGGCTCCAATGACGTACTGTTCACCCTCTTCGTGAGGTCTGAATGTGGACAGCTCGCCTCAAGCATTGTTTACGAACTCCTCACCCTCGAGGGCCAGTCTTTCTTTTAGATCTAAGGTATCCTTGATCTTTTCCTGTAGCTGCTCTGGATTAAATACCGGGCGACCCGTGGTTAAGAATGCCTCTTCGGGTTCCGATGGGTACTCCTGTCTGAACAGATCAATGCCGTTTTGGGCAATCTTGTGACGCCTAAACATCAGCTGCCCATCATCGAGATCATATAGATCGGCTAGATCCTCTTCCTCGGGAGTTCTCTCAAAACTTTCGGGTACTGTTTCCCGGTATTCCGGGTCGGCAAACCAAGGTATAAAAACTGGAACGTATCCGTTCTTACCATCTACCGCGCCTCTCCAGAGGTCATAGAAAACACCTTGTACACCATTAGCTGTACTTTCGACAAAGATTGCAGTCCCTGGGGAATTCGGGACAGCTTGTGTCAAACCATTCCAGTTATCCAGGGCAGTACTTTTCTGCCAGAACGCCAGCTCTGATGCGTGAACATGGGTCAAAGTTTCACCTCGGCCAATACTTTCACCACCAGCTGTCGCAACAATAAATGAGCTATCGAGGATGTTGAAGTTTAACTCACGCCTCGAGCTGTACTTGGTTTTAGGCTTTAGAATATCTGGGCAGTGCTCATGAAATCTCTTAGTCATATCAAAGAGGGCTCTCGTACTATCCGCATGGTGCGTAACAACCATTGCTTTACACGCTGGTCGCTGCGACACAGAATGGTACAAGAAGCCTCCAGTAAAAGTTGATAATCCCTGCTGCCGGGCCTTCAAGATAATTACTCTGACCTTACCTTCATCCTTTAACTGCTTTTGAACAGCGTTGTTTAAGATTTCTTGGGCATTGTTTAATTTTAGAGGGGCAATCTTTCCTACTTTAGTTCGTATTTTAAGAGCAGCGTTCGAATAAAACTTAAAATCAGTTAATAACTTTTTTCGTACTTCGACTAATCTCTTGTCCAATTTTCGCTCCATCTTCATCTTCGATTGTAGGTAAAAGTGACGCTAAGAAATCCTCAGCTTTGCCGACAGTAATGTCAGACTTTGCTGCTGGTTTAGATCGACAGAAATCTAGGATTAATCGTGCAGCTGCTAATCGTTCTCTGGTTTCACCAGGTGTTCGAACAACTTCTATTGCTGTTGATAGAGCTTCCTTGGAATACTCGTCATCGATATTAAATTTGTCTGCCATAGTTTCTACAACCTCTCTAGCTTCTTCTTTTATTTTTGCACGGATTGGAGTTATTTCTGCTAAACGATAACCATCTGGGGTTCCTTTCGGTCGCCCAGGGTTTTTCCTCTTTTTAGTGGACCACTGTCGCCTCAACGCTCGACCTTCTTCGGTCTGCATAAGGGTACTGAAGTAGTTATTCTTCGGAGCCTTCTGAGGCTCTTTAGCTACTTTCGGAGCTGACTTCTTACGCACTCAGAGCACCCATTTGCGGACTTAGCGCACCTGGGGGTGGCGGTGGTTGTCTAAGTCGTTCCTCTTCTTCCTGTTCCATGTTTGCTAAAACAGCCATCACAACAGCCATAAGAGTGGCGAGTGGGTAGCTGTAGAACGTCACTGGCTGCTTGGGTCCACCGAAGTTATTAAAGGTCTTCCGAATGGCTTTGGCGGTCTTGGGGGCAACACTTTTTAGGAGCTTTGGATTAACGAGGTACACCCACATTGGGTCTACGGCTAATTCAGCTACTGTCGATAAATATGTCTGCCTAAATTCGTTGTTTGAACTTTCTAGACCAGCTGCATATTTAGCTTGGAGATTAGGATCAGATTTTATAATCGAAGCCACTTCTCGCATCTGGCGAACACCCTTAGTTCCCCACTCTGGTCGTTTAGCGATAGCAACATCAATGTTTTCTTGAAGGTCAATAATTTCTTGAAGAACGTCGACTTGATCTTTGTAGTTTTCAACAGCGTCTAAAATGAAATCCTCGAACGATCCAACCTTTGCCGTTTCCAATGCTTGGTCCTGGCGAACTAGAGGGTTCTCAGCTGTTCTGTAAACAGTACCCTGTTCTCTATCGGTGCGTTCTACCGTCAAACCATGAGCGATCTCATGCATTAATGTTGTAAACTCACTGATATCATCAATTACTCGATCATTAAACAATGGATGATTAGCACCAGATCGTAAAACTTTTAATGTAGCTTTTGTTGTTGATCTTCGAACTCCAGCTGCGTCAGTAAAATCGTCTATACCGCGATATTCACCACTTTGACCCGGAGTGTCTAATTGGTTCATAAAGAACACTGTTAGATTAAGTGCGCTTGCAAGTTCTAAAGCCTCACCAAGAGTGCCAATACCATCTTCGTATTTACCACCCTCTTTACCAATCTCAAAAACCTTTTTGGCTGGCTCGACGTAAGGTTTTACTCGTCGGACGTTCGGAGCAGGGGAGCTTGGAAGTTGATTTCCGTCCGGGCTTGTGAGGGCTGGGCTTGTGAGGGCTGGGCCTCTGGATTCCCTTGTAAGTTCGGGAATTCCCTGTTCGGGGGCATTGAGCTGATCGGTTGGTCGTCTATCGGTAGTGTCGTTTTGGACATTTTCGCCATCATTTCGTCGAACACCGAGGTCTTCTTGCGTTTCTTTTCCATATTCTTCTACCTTCCTATTTAATGCTTCCTTGTTTACGCCAGGCTGTTCAAACCAGGGACTGTTTCCACTGTCACTTACTTTGAACCCGGTAGGTATTACTCCAGCCGATGTTTTCTTTATATCAGACAAGAAATTACCAAAATCTTCTACTGTAAAGTATTTATCTTTTTTACCTGGAATACCATACTTAAAATAAGGACCATTATGATCTCTTCCGTACCGAACTCCGTATGCAAACTGACCATACTCTCCAGCTTTAGATGTAGTGTTTCTTATGCTGTTTTTCAACCCTCGTATGTCATTTAAGATAGCATCTACAGTGTCGTGACTTGCCTCTTGATTTGATGAAGCAACCCAAGTGTCCCAATGATATCTACCAATGCTTGCATCTTGGGGTCGGCCTACTTCGGCATATATGTCATTCACGCGTGTTTGAAGGGATTGTTCTAACGCTTCATACATCATTAACCCCCGAGCACCATAAGTTAATTGGGATAATGCTGAGCCTGTTACAGGTTTCTTATTTTCTTTGTAACCATCGTATAAATTAAGGTCATTATATCTACCATCGTTCCAAAGTTGACGCATTTGAACACGATCTAAAACCATTACATCAGGGTAACCAGCAACAAGAAGCGTGAACGACACCACTTTATTATCAATACCAGCTCCCTCCCCCATTCTAAGGAACTCGCGTCGTACTTCTTTCCCTGTGCTTTCTGGGTCGCTCATCATGTCATGTATTACTTTTAATCTTGAACGACCATCACCTTTACCAGCATCTTCGGACATTTTTATAAGAAAGGATGTTCCAAATGCATTTAAATTATGGGTACTACCAGCTCCTGGTTGACCTGATCCTTTAGGAGATACGCTTTTAGCCCATTTTAGATACTCTGGTAGTTTCTTGTTAAGACTTCCGTCAGCTGCGGCTTCTATGTAAGGATTAATACCATCATAAGCATCAATAAACATACTTTCTTGAACGTAGGGACTTACACCACGAGATAAGAAAGACCACAAAAACAATTTACCAGTGTCAGTAACACTAACCTCCCCGTCTGTATATCTTTGACGGAACTCAGCAGCGTTTTCGAATCCTTTATCAGCATCGGCAATTTGGCCTTCGCTAAGCGTACTTAAAAGTTGGACCGATCCACCTTCATTTAAGTCTTTTATAAATTGGTATGGTGGTACTGGTATATCTGTATCTGCTAATGCGTCAGACATCATTTTTTTCCAGCTTTCAATACTTGCAGCTGGGTCCGGGTTTCTTTCTAAGACTTCATTTATATTATTAATCTGTACTTCAGCATTTTTATTATTAGTTTTCTGCGTAAATAATGGATTACCAGCTCTAGCCAAATCAGTCTCAACTCTAAGATGTGGCATTAACGTATGCTTGTTACCACTTTGAGTAGACATACCCTCAATTAAAGGCCCAGAAATTTCTAATGCTGGGCCGTCGCGTGGTATTGGTGCAACCTTTGATTCTCGAATTTTAGTAGGCTCTACTGGATTCTCTGGGGTGTCAAACTCAACTTCATCTTCAACAACTCCTGGGGGTTTCTGAAAAGTTGGTGCATTTGGCAGAACATCACTACTTTTAGTAAGGTTTTCATATTGATTAAGAGCTGTTGAGTTATCTGTTGTCTGATCGAAAACAGGAATACTCTGGTCAACAACCGGGGGCGTGGTTGTATCTACCTGTTCACCCTGGAACTCATTTGGCTTTTTACTATATTTCTGCCGGACAATACGATCAACATACGGCATCAAGTATTTATTGACAGCATCTCTCGGAACACCATTTGCACTGGCTTCAACAACAATCTGTTTAGCAGCACCTTCTGGATCGGAACCTAAGTTTAATTTTAGTTTGTCTAGTGCATCAAATAAAGGACCGCTGTAAGATTCTAATGGAACTTCAACTTTGGCCTTCTCAGTTAATTTGTTGATTACTTCTTGGTTGTCTTTGATGCCTCGAGCGATCGCTGGTGTTTCT